GTATAACCAATTAAGGGTGTATTTTAGAAAATAAAATATCCCAACCACGGGGCCGTAGGGCCCCGACGCTCTATGAGCAGCTTAGTCCGCTAATGCCACGGACCAAGTTCGTACCACTGTGCACAAAACATATTTCTTTTCAGAACTGTTTTTGTGCGGCTACGGTAGGAAAGAAAGTTTTTCCAACTTTCAGACCTAGATGGTGAATGTAGTCTGGATAGCAGTAACCCTAGACTATCTTTCTCGTGACCGAGAGGGCGCTCCACAAGGCCGGTGTAGGTAAAACCACACCAGCCCTGCGGATGCCTTGGTGCATGCACTTCACTGAAATCAACGTGAATTGCAGCGTCACCTGCACTCACCGGACCTACCAAGCGACATTCGCTCGGTAAGAGGTGAATACAAAGTGACCAAACTCGACGAAACCTAGTATCACGCCCACAACGAGAGTTGTAGCGAGAAGCAAGATTACAAATCGAGTTAGCCATTCGGTATACGTCTTTAACACGAGAAATACCTTTCTTTAAAAAGATAGGCTTCACATCCTGACCGGCAAAGTAATAACTCCCACAAGATTCGCGAAAAAGTCCAGAGAAGAAGCTCTTCTCTTTATTAATCGTAAATCCGAGGAAGCTACACATTGCAGTCAGTACCGTTTCACACTCAACGGGGACGATTAGATCGTCTCCAAAGATCGAAACGCCCGAATCATCTATGTTCAAGTACTCGCAGCAAGCGAGTCCTAAGCATAGAAAGATAAGGCTTTCGAGCTCGAAAGTGAATCCATTACCCATTGTCGAGAATTTACTCGATTTATGGTAAGGACCATCTTTCGAAAGTGTGAAGGCTTTACTTCTAGCTGCATCTAAGACCGTAAACCACTCATTAGGAAGCAAAAGCTTTACTAATTCAGTGCTTATGGAGTCAGATGCAGATTTGAAGTCCACGGTAGCGAGGGAATCATTGTAAGAGCCTACATAGGCACCACGTTGATTCTTAAGATCGCTGTCGAGGTTATAGCCGGCACGCCCAAGCCGCTTACGGATTGATTTACCTATTCCGAGCTGAATCCAGGAGTTCAAGCCTGGTTCAACCGCAATGGTACGATCAGTCTTAGCGTTTTTGGGTACAGTGAGCACTACGCAACCTTGCGAGATCTTCGCATCTAGCGCCGGTTCCCATAGTGGGTATGCGGCGTTTAATACGGGACCGAACAAGGCGTACGAATCGGCAGTGATATCTCTATCAATGTCGAACTTGGTAGCGCCTGATGTGTCACAGCCCTTTACGGTCTGTGTTACACCAGGACCCCATTTGGCGTTATCGAGGACTGAGTCTATGCAGAAAGAACCAAGGATCTTATCGATTTTTCGAATGGTTGCGTTAAGCACCCACTCGTTCGGGGATAGTAATTTCCCAGAAAGATAGGATCTGATTCGTCTGTTCGTCTCTCGGCAAGTTGCTTCGGATTCCCAAAAGGAGTCCAGAGCACGTTTCTTTCGATCAAACGAAGTGCGGACAAAATCCGCCTTTCGAAGGAACGAAATAGCCGCTAAGTCGCGTCGGAAAAGGTCATAGTCGATGTATTGACTAGGATTCAGATCCTTCGATACGAGTTGGTCATGCTCATTATATACATAAAGCATATAGCAAGCTAGACTAACTGGAGTATCGAGCGACTCGTAGTAGTTCTCGATCACTCGGCGCTGATCCGCCTCGTGCACCCTGAATGTATTTACCTTACGGAGAATACGTTCCCTATGTGATTTGTCTACATAGGTAGACCATATTTGCTTTTGCATGATATGGTTCTCAGGGAGCGCTTAAGCGTAAACGCTCTCACCGTCAACAACCAGACTTTCCATCAGCGCTGTCTGCTTAAGCAGGGCAACGGCGATGTTAAGAAGGTCGCGACGATGGGACTGCGTAGAACGATCAGGCGTGGAGAACGTGATGTCAACCACCGATTCAAACTCCTTGACATTCAAAGTATTGCCAGAGGAGTCTTTCGCGGGGTTAGGCAGAACGAGCTTCACACGAGTCTTCTGCAGACGAGAGGTCTTCGAAGGCGCACTATTCGAGATGGTAACTTGCGGGGTAATATTCCCAAAGTCAACACCGTTGAGAGTGCGATCAACGAAGAACGCAACGCCATTCTGATTGCGTACAGGCTTGAACAGCATATCGTTGTCCAGGTCCGTATCGGCAACCGGAAGGGTGATAGTTGCAAATTGAGGCATGTTGTACTCCTAGTAAGTTAAATGGAGTTACTTCAGCCGTTGAACGGCTAAGGCAACTGCTTCGACTGCATGTGACCAAGACCAGGGAGACTTGACAAAGAGAATCCGATTTTTATCGGGAAGCTCAATGTCGATCTCTCTGGAGCGAAGATAGCCACTAAACTCTCCGGAGAAAAGAATCATATTTTCACTCGGAGGTATAGAGGTACTTCGTAAAGTTGCATCATGAATCTTAAACTCACCGGTTAATGAGAACGATCGAGTAGCACGGGTAAAAGACAGACCATTGCTTGCGGTCTGAGCTTGTATCCAACTACCAATCGGAATCATCCAATCGACGACAAAAGACCATGGTGTAACCTCCCAGAGGACTTGTGAAATATCCAACAAGCCAAACTGAGAGGTGAGTCGGGTAATATCAGAGTCAGCATCAAATTCGGAGAAATACCTAATGACAGCGATTCCCTTAAAGGAACCGAAGCCGAGGTCTAACTCCAGATTCGGTATAGACTTCGATGCACGAGCCTTAACTGTTAAAGGGGTAGGATCACCGGAATTAAGAAATTCAATTCCTTGACTTATCTCCTTAATCAGTGGTTCAGCACCAAACTTGAAAGCAAGGACATCGTCTGCCCAAGCTTTTGGGTTGGTGGCATAATTACCCAATCGTTTCAGTAAGCCGCGCTTTAGAAGGACTAAGTCCTTCAAGCGAAGCCAAACTGAGGCGATCATCTCGAGCGTTTGCTTTCGTTCAGCTATCAGGTTACCGAAATGGACCTGTTGATTAGCGATGCGATCATACAATTTACGTATGAGGGCACCCTCGAAATCTTCGAGCTTAGGGCTAATAGCAGAAGCGAGAGTAGACGCGAACGAGCCTAGATACATATCACGATCGGTCTTCGATTCCATAAACGATGTAATGTCACCAGTGAAGGTGTCATTAGCGATGTTTACGTTATCGTCGACCGGAGGTAATGTGTTCCAGGTGACGTTAAGTGTACTCGGAGAAGATCCCGAACTCATGAGCGAGAGCTCAAGATAAGGATGATGCTCAGTGTACCCTGAACGTTTCGGCAGAAGATAAAGTAGCCTTTTGGCAGCTTTATCGACAGCTTTCTCATATAAGGCTAAACGTCTATAGTATTTTTGAAGACGAATCTCAAAGATACGTCGATGTTCAGCCTGTCGTCTGAGAAAGTCCGTGTAACGCTTGTCATAGGCGTCCTTTCGGCGCTTGTAACTAGCTTCTCTACGTTCGTTTGCCTTACTAATTAGATTAAGACGACGATGCTGATAAAGAGGTTCCTTGAGGGACCACTTATGAGCGTCGAAGTTCTTAGGCCGTTTAGGTAAGGCGAAGCTCGATGGGTCCACAGGTTTAAAAACCGGAGGACGACCGTAGAACTTCAGTTCGTAGAACACGGGCCGTTTTGGCTTAGAGAATTTCACAAGACCGCTGGTCACTGCGGCAGTGCGTAATCTCCGAACAGCACCCTGACTCAGGGGCGCAGAGCCAAAAGAGAGCTTATAAAATAAGTTCTCTATGTCGAAGAGAGAACCAGAAGAAGAGACCACTGCACCAGGCGATCGCCAGGAACCAACCCTCGGGATGAGGGACGGAGGCCAGCGTGGGCCGGTGTAGTCAGGATCGAACATGGTTTCGCCAGACCGACTGTACCAGAGAATACTCCGAGTACAGCTGGTCGGACCGATACCAAGATCCCGAATGATCAGACGACTAGTTTCTTTCTTCATGCAAACCTCCGCTAAAATTCAATTTTAGCCGCGAGGTGCCGTTACCGGCGGCGACTAAGTCGCAAGGAGGGTTACCCTAGGGGTAACC